TGTTATAACAGGTCTAACCGATACAGCTAACCCCACTACTCCGCTGTTCTACACTACCGGCATCAATAAAAACATATATTTTGATTTAGTCTAAATTTATAAATACTAGTTGATGCTATAACATCACATTATTACGGCACATATTAAGGCATAAGATTAAGGCTCAGAAAAAACGCATCGCTAACTATGGAAGCGACGTATGTCAACCACTACTGAAATTGAAAAGAAGAATCTAGAAGCCCACGTTGAAATATGTGCCGAGAGGTACAAAAACTTGGAAACTAAATTACAAAACTTAGACGATCGTATCGATACCATCGACGGCCGTATGGACAAAGTTGAAGGGCATCTTATTGCTATCAAGGATGCTGTGTCTGCCGGTGACGAAAAATCTTCTAATAGAACATTTAATATCATTATGACCATCTTTGGAGTAATCTTAACAGCCCTGTTAGGAATTATTGCCAAAGGATTATTCCAATAAATAAAGTTAACGCAGAGTAACTTTATGAAAATCGTAGAATTAACCAACAAAGTCTTATTACCTATTACCAATGAAGAGCATGAGCTTCTTACACGTATAGGTGATAGTTCTATGCCTAAAAGCCACCTTGAAGAACGTGAACAAATACTGGCCAATCAATTAACCGTAAAGGATGTTCTACTGCGTACTAATGAAGATGGCAAAATCCACTACAAAAAACGCACCAACTGAGATTAATCTCGAAAAAATCCGCAGATTCACAGAAACGGAATTAAGTAAACTTGGTAATTCAGAATTGCCTGTGTGCTATCAAATTGGCACGGATGTATTGGTTGGCAAACTTAAAGTAATAAAAGTCAACGATAAGTGCTGGAGTGTGTTTGACCAAGAACAACAAATATTTGATTTCTTCACACGTAAAGATGCTATTTTTTATTGTATAGCAGTACATCAAAAACAGTACAACCTAGCCAACGAAATTAAAACGGCTGATGATCTTTTGAATAGACTAGAGTTTGAAGCTATACTGTTTAGACATAGATACAAAACAGCCAACGAAAAACAAGACGATTGGAGTGCTGAATATTACAGCACTAAATATCAAGAAACAATACACAAATTAAACAAAGTCAAAAAAGAATTACAGAAATCTTTAAACTTGGCTAAATATATTAAAGTCTAAACAGGAATTAGAAACTATGAAACTAGCAGAAATGGCAAGAACATCGGCCAAGAAAATGAACAAAGTAATGGAAAGCCGTTTCGGTTTTGCTCTTGACTTCAATAAAATGACAGTTGAAAAAGCAGAACGTTTAAGTGAAACGATTGCTGACAACTTAAACAAAATCCGCCACAGCGTAGAATTACACACTGCTGAAAAGAATCCACGTTATATGGAACTTTTAACTGTTCGTGAAAGCCTAAGCACATGGTTATCAGAGCAACGTAGCCAACTTAACGAAGGCGAAGTAAGCAACGCTGAAGTATTGTTAGCTGCTAAAGACATGGTAGATAGCGTTCAAGACGCTATTGAGAAAGTTGGTAAAATGCAAAATGAACAACTTCCACAACTATTAGACAGTATCCGTGATCAACTTGGTGCTGAACAAGCAGACGGCTTTAAAAACGCTGTTGGTTCTACACTAGAAACACTAATGGGCAACCTACAACAAGCACGTGAAGGCGTAGACAACGGTGTACGTATTCTTTCAGGTGAAGCAGTTGACAATCCAATGGCAATGCCTGGTGATGATTTAGGTAACGAATTAGGTGATTTACCTCCATTACCTACTAGCGATTTAGATGCTGACGAAGGCGACGGTTTTGCTGCTAGCGATGCCGCTGTTGGTGGCGCAGAAGAATTAGGTAGAGAAAAACGCTAATGCGTTTGAGTGAATTTGAACACAGCTCTACAAACACTCCAGAGTCTAATTTATTAACGGCTCTGGAGCTTATTCGCAACCGTTACAACGATCAAGATAAACTTCCAAAAATTAGCACACAAAGTCTTATCAACATGGTATTGAATACTGATAAGACATTCAACTATGATAGCTTAGTTGCCGCAAATGATACTAATCCAGCAGTAAAAAATCTAATCAAAAGTTATAACAAAGACTACGTTGAATTGCGTTCAGCAGATGAAGCGCAAGACGACGAAGGTTATAATACCCCAGATGTTGATTCCCCTGTAGATGTCGTGCCGAGTATGGCTAAAAAAGCAGCCAAAAAACGCGACGTCGATTTATTCTAATAGACAATGAATATCCAGCAGTTAGTTGAGAGCAAAAGTTTTTGCATCTTGCCGTTTGTTCGACAAACACTGTGGTATGATGGTAGTTATAAACTATGCTGTTATGCTGGTGGCTCTACAATAGAACAAGCAAACACCAGTCAAGAATCATTTAACACACCCGAACTTAAACAAATACGAAACTCCTTCCTACGCCAAGAATTTCCTACACAATGTCAAGGTTGTAAAACATTAACAGATAATGGGCTAGTTAGTCCGGCATATAACGAAAATCAAGGGTGGTTTGCTGATCCAGTAAAACAACAAGCAGCTATTGATGTTATCGATCAAGCCCTACTTGGGCAAGACCTATTACCGCAGATGTTAGATATAAGATATAGCAATGTGTGTAATCTAAAATGTAGGACCTGTAATCCATATAATAGTAGTGCTATTCAAGCAGAAAATAACAACATGCAGTTGACATCGGAAAAGAAATTTCCTATACATCCAACTAAACAAAAGTATAATCACGCATTTCCTAAAACAGACGATCGCCTATTTAGATTATACTTTGCCGGTGGCGAGCCGTTAATAGAACAATATAATTTAGATTTCCTAGCACATTGGACTACAGTTGACACTCCGATAATTATTAATACTAATCTTACAGTATTGTCTAATACTGTTTTAGAACTATTTAAAAAGTTTAATAATATTACACTTAATGTTTCGATTGATGCTTACGGAAAATTAAATGATTATATTCGACACGGGTCAAATTTTAATACAATAATTAATAATCTAAACTCGGTGACTCAATTGCCGAATATCACAGTTACATTTAATACAGTATTGAATAATTATAATGTATTTGATATATCTACGTTGGCAAAATTCTTCAATGATCATTATAATCATATTCCGTGGAGCATACAACCTGTATGTGACGAGCAGGAATTATTTTTAGAATGTTTACCATATGAACTAAGACAAGATGCGATCGATACATTAGAACAGACATTAGAGTTAGTACCCGATAATTCTAACATTATCAACGATAGTATAACAGTATTAAAATCAAATGTGTTAGATCGAATCAATTTTAATAATTTCATTAAATACGCTAAACTATTAGATACCCGACGTGGTGAATGTCTAATAGATCTAGTACCGCAGTATAAATCTTACTACTTGACATAGTACAATAAATAGTGTAGTATAATACTCAACTATTGGAGAATTGTTATGGCTTATTCAGCCCAAGTACTAGATCACTACGAAAATCCCCGCAATGTAGGAACTTTAGATAAGAACGACCCAAATGTTGGTACAGGCATGGTCGGTGCTCCAGCTTGTGGCGATGTCATGAAACTACAAATTGAAGTAAACAACGGAATAATAACAGATGCTAAATTTAAAACCTATGGGTGTGGATCAGCAATCGCAAGTTCATCGCTGGTTACTGAAATGCTCAAAGGCATGACCATAGACCAAGCATTTACAATCAAAAACTCAGCAATAGCAGAAGAACTTGCCCTGCCGCCCGTTAAGATACACTGTTCAGTTTTAGCCGAAGACGCAATTAAAAGTGCGATAGCAGACTACAAATTAAAACAAGGAAATGATTAATGGAAGAAGTAGAGAGTCCATGTATCGGTGTTTGTAGACTAGATAACGATGTATGTCGTGGATGTAATCGCACAACCGAAGAAATAGTAGAATGGTACAATTTTACCAATGAACAAAAACAAAAAGTATTAGATAGAATTTTCAATGATTAATATAACACAAGTAGCTGCAGACAAGATTAAGAAAAGCATCACTGCTAGGGGTAGGGGCGTGGGAATTAAAATTGGTGTTAAGACCAGCGGATGTTCGGGCATGAGCTATGTGTTAGAATTTGTTGACTCACCAACAGCTGACGACATGCAATTTGAATCCTACGGTGCTACAGTATTTGTTGATAATAAAAGTCTAGTTTATCTAGATGGATTAACTGTTGACTGGCTCAAGAAAGGGCTTAATGAAGGGTTTGAGTTTATTAACCCTAATGCTACAGGTGAATGTGGGTGTGGGGAATCATTTACTGTTTGACATTAGTGTATAGAACATATATACTAATAAGATGCTTATACAAAAATACAACTACACACCTATCCTACGTGAAAGCGTAGAAGGTCGGCGTTTATACGCTACCCCCGGCGGTAACAAAGTTCCTAGTGTTACTACAATCTTAGATAAAACTAAACCCAAAGAAAAGATGGAAGCCCTTGCTAACTGGCGTAAATCAGTTGGCGAAGCTAAAGCTCAGGAAATCACCACAGAAGCCGCTAATCGCGGAACACGCATGCACAAGTGGTTAGAGGATTATGTACAAAATAATCGAGTTATGGGTGAGCCTGGAACTAATCCATTTAGCCAACAAAGCTATGCCATGGCGCAGAGTATCGTAGACAATGGTCTGGTACATGTCAACGAAATGTGGGGCATAGAAGTGCCATTATACGTAGAAGGACTCTACGCTGGTACTACTGACGCCTGCGGAATTTACAAGTCAAAACCGGCTATTATTGACTACAAACAGACCAATAAACCTAAGAAAACTGAATGGATTGAAGACTATTTCCTCCAGTTATGTGCCTACGGACTAGCACACAACGAAACACACGGAACTGACATACAGCAAGGTGTTATCCTAATGGCAGTAGCACCTAAGCCGGGCGAAACTGTGCAGTTTCAAACGTGGACGGTTGAAGGGCAAGAATGGGAAAAGTGGACAGCTAAGTGGTTAGAAAGAGTTGAGCAGTATTATAAATTAGCATAAATACTCGATATAGAACTAAGGTGAGAACATGGCTGTAATCCAGATATCTAAAATTCAAGTCCGTAGAGGCTTACAAGAAAATCTACCACAACTAGCAAGTGGCGAAATGGGCTGGTCTGTTGACGAACAACGTCTATGG